CGTTGGCAGGCCACCCTCCCCCGTCGCGTCGAGAACGCAATCGACCGGTTCGGTTACCAGCGCGTGATCGCCAAGACTGTGGGACGCGACGCGATCGAGTGGGCGTGAGGGTTGCGTCGCCTGACGCGATGTGATAGAATTGTAGTAACACCAAGGGGAAGGGAACCCGAGATGCTCACCACGACCGAGATCCTGCGAGACCTGAACGTTTTCGTCATCGACGACAAGGACGCGCGCCTAGACGACACCACGGTGTGGATCCTCACCGCTGACACCTACGCGATCGGCCATGGGGACCTGGACAACCGGACCGAGCTGGTCGGGGTATACGCCAGCCTCGACGCCCTGGCACGGGAGCTGCCGCTCAAGATGGCGCACCCCAGCTCGCGGATCTACAACCCAATCGCGACGCAGGCAGTGGTGCAGTGATGTGGATCGTCATCATCATCATGGCCCTGCTCATCGGTTCGAGCAAGGGATGGTTCTGGGGCGTCCTGATCATGGCGGGCTGGCTGCTTTGCCTGCACGTCCGCAATCTCTACGTCCGCCGATACATGTGACAGATTGTGCGGTTGACTCGGGTATGGTAGAATCGGCCCCGTGAAAAGGGCACTCACCATACGGGAAGGGAGAGCCGTGGCATTCGCACGCACGCAAGGCATCGATTACGCCCCCACCTCAGTGGAGGACGTCCGAGACGAGATCATCCAAGCCCGCGACGACGCAGTCCGAGTCCAAGACACGGAGTTCGCGCTGACACTGAGCTGGGTGATCGCCTACCTAGCCGAGTACGCCGACATGCTGTCCGACGACAGGATCGTCGAGGTACTGGAGGCCAGGCGTCGAGTCGAGGGATCAGCGGACGCCGTGACCATCCCATTCAACGTATGAGGACCGATAAGGATATCGACCGCGACATCGCGGCGATCTTGGCAGAGAACGTCAGGAAATACCCGCCGGAGGAGGTGCAAGATGTCGTACCACCAGGACGCGATCCAACGGGCGCTAGACTCACTGAGCGCCGCGTGCACGGAGACGGGGCAACTCAGCCAGTCGCAGCGTTTGGCAAGCGACAGCATGGACATCATGGCCCTCCACCTGATGCTCGTGATCATCCACCGACAGCTGGTTAGGATCGCGGAAAGGCCAGGGGTTGCGTCGCGTCGCCCCATGTGATATAATTGTCATAGACGGGGCGGCACCAGCCCCCCGCAACCGGGGAAGGGAACCCGAAATGCCACGCAGCACGAAGTCTCGCCGAGCACAGGCCCAGCCCGTCATCGTCGACGAGGTGCAGGACGAGCAGGTCGAGCAGGCGCTAGACAACGCCGAGTCCGTCAACAACACCGAGATCGCCGCTGCCGACGAGCTGGTCCGTGAGACGCAGGAGGTCGAGACCCTCCACCCGGACGGCGGCCCGACCCCCGCACTGCACGCCCGTGACTTCAACTGGGACGCCATGCGCTGGATGCCGCCGAAGACCAACGGCTCGCGGCCCTGCCTCTGCAACCGCCTGCGCGGCCACGAGTGCGATCTCACCACGAAGAGCCGGTTCGCCATCGGCCACGATGCCCGCTTCAAGGGCAAGCTGCAGACGGCCTTCCGTGCCGGAGTGCAACTGCCCTGGACCTTCGAGACGGGCGACACGCTCACCGACACCGAGGGTACCAGCCGGGTGCTGAGCGAGCCCACGGAGCAGATGCTGGCAGCCGACCAGATCGCCCGGATGGTGGCACCCAAGCTCCTGCCCCACGTGACCCACGAGTCGCGGGGCGCCAGGCTCCAGATTCTGGACGCAGCGGCTGGGACAGCCGTCCCGCAGACCGCCGTGGATCACCCGAAGGCGGACGAGGACCTCACCGACGCCGATCTGGCCGACGTCGTGGACGACGCGGAAGGCGTGGACGCCCAGTTCGTCGAGAACTGATGGGGCTGATCGATCGGGTGCTTGGCCTGGATGAACCGGCCAAGTGCCCGATGCACCCCCGGGCTAAGATGCCCTGCCGTCAGTGCCAGAGGATGAAGGAGCAGGCACGCGGCTTCCAACCGGAGACTCGGACCAAATACGGTCCGCGAGGCGGCAAGAAGATCACCCGCACAGGTAACCGGGTCGACGGAGCTGGGAACGTCTGGTGCGGCGCCTGTGACTGCCGCATCATGAACAACCGATGCACGAACGCGCGTTGCTCGACAAGGAGCAGATGATGACACGGTCATGGTGGCGGGCACCAGAGGATCCGTCCGAGCGCGATCGACGCCCTTGGCTGATGGCGCACGGCATCACGCCGATGAACCGCTCCACCCGGCTGTGGGACATGGAGATCACAGCCCACCTGCTTCCGCACAGGACCGAACGTGTCGGCTCCCTGGACATGGCTCGGACCGCGCTTAACCAGCAGCGAGCCGGACACAAAATCGACCCGATTAAGTGGCAGGGTAGCCAGAGTATGGCGACCGGTCGCGCGTACGACTGGTGCTATTGCATCGAGGCGGTCGATACCGAGGCGGACGGGCGGGTCTCCTGCATCTGCCAGTGCTGTGACTGCAAGCCGCCCGGCAAGGGCGCGACGCAGGTCCATTGGCGCAAGCGCAAGCACGCGCACGACATCCGGGTCGGCATGATCCGGCACCAGCAGGAGAACAACACTCGCTGGATCCGGCTCGGCCGATTCATCGAGAGCCTGGTCTGGGACTACGAGCACGGATATTGGTTCTGGCAACGTTGGGGCTGGTTCGCTGACGACAGCCCGGTCTCCCAGGGTGGCGACACCCTGCACGACGACGAAGTCTACGAAGAGCCCGATACACCGCACGAGCCGATCAACTGGTACAAGAAGAAGTCTGACCCCGAGGAGGACGCGGAAAGTAATGGTAGGCCCTAGGAGATCCAGCACACTGGAAGAGCTGACCGACGAGCAGGTCTGGTGCCATTCATTCGGGCACAACTGGAGCGACCCGCCCGTGGTCGAGACCAACCTCCGGGTTGGGGTGGTGGTCCAGCTGCGACAGGATCACCACTGCGACAACGGGTGCGGATGCACTAAGGGACACTACGTCCACCCGCCATCGGGTCGCCGCTGGGGATGGAAGCGTCGGGCCGGTGAGGGGTACGGCATTGACGGTGGGTTCTCCCGCGAAGACTTCGTCGCCGAATGGCTAAAGCGAGTCATGCACGATCGGGCAAGCAAACCGGTACCGCTACCTTACCAGCGTCGGAGGCGGAACGCATGATGCAGCGGCTGGCTGATCGGACGGCCATCATCCGCGAGATGCGCGTCGGCCCAGCGATCATCGCAGACGAGCTATTCGAGTTGCGAGCCGGACGGGACCGCGCCGAGCGCCTTATGGCAGGCGAACCGCCGTCGACCAATCTTGGCGCCGGAATCCAACTCGGTGCCCGGATCATCCTCGGTCGAGTACACGACCCGGAAGTCTGGGTCCGAGCGCTAACCAATCTAGGAGACGATCTACCGTGAGCTGGGACTGGGACCCATTCCGTCACACCGAATTCGGCCGCACCGCCAACGATGAAGTGGTGATCTACTGCCACAACTGTGGCATGGAGGACAACATCGGCCCAGTCGAGGGGATGCTGGTCTCGGAGCTGATCGACAAGTGGCTCCAGCACGTGCGGCGATCGCACCGGATGACGCCCGAGGACACGCGGACCTACAGCGCGCCCGGCAAGCGATTCGTCCCGGGTCCGCCGCTAGACACGCACATCATCAAGCTCGACGGCGATCGGACCGAGGTGTGGGGTCATTATGCCTGATGAAGACCCCGACGCCCAGATGAAGGCCGATTTGGTCATGCACACCATGAACGAGATTGCCCGTGAAAAAACCAGTATGGCGGTGGTCCACGCCTACATGCACATGGCAAGCCACGCCATTCACACTGCAATCAACACCATCTACGCCGAGCTGGAAGCCGAGGGCGAGCCAACCGAGGTGTGCGGCGTGCTCTCCGGCTACTGGAATGAGTTCGCTCGGGCTATGATGCACTTCCACCTAGAAGTACCCTGCAACCACGAGGAGCCCCCGAATGGCGACACGCTCGGTCAAGATCACTGTAACGATTGAGGACGGTGCCCACGGCGACCACTTGGGCGAGGCCAGCGCGATCGTCAGTCTGCGGACGGACCTGCTGACCGGCATATTCACCGACAGCGCGCAGGACTGGTACTCGTCGATGGTCAGCTCGCTGGGCACCCTGGCTTACCGGGACGCGTTCCCGCGATCGGGCCGAGAGCTACCGGTGCAGACCCGCAGCGTATACCAGCCGTTGGACGTCGCGGCTGCACTCGCCGACATAGATAGGCTCGAAGGGCAGTGACCACCGCCCGTCTGCTGATGTTCGTCTCCGCCACACTGGCCTTTTGTACGGTCTATTTCGTGATGGAGGGCGGAATCAAGGCGGTGTTCTGGCTGGGCATGATGGTCTCGATTGGTGCATCCGGGCTCATCGGGTTCATGGTGGGGAGAGCGAGCAAAAGATGATCATCAACGCAATCAACTACGCGGGGTTGGTCGGACACTACGTCCGGATGGAACGACTGTCTACGGTCGAGGAGTTGGCCGCGACCCAGGAGCAGACGGTCGGCATGGAGGCCAACGTCGCCGCAGTTATGGACGACGGCAACGACGTTATCGTGATCGGCGACTACGGCGAAACCTGGCGAATCACCGGGCACGACGCCATGGACTGGACGTTCACGATTTGGGCCAGCGAAGAGGCGGCCGAGAAATCGCGCCTCCGGCCGAGAGAGGTCAAGAAGCAATGAGTCGTCCCCATCCCTTCGCCGCAGTCACCATCGTGGTTGTCCCGCTTGACGAGGACGGCCGACCGGTGCCGTCGCAGACTGTAACCGTGGTCGGCATCGGTGGGGTGCAGCTCGAAGCCGATGACGCCCTCATCAAGTGGCGGCTGGACCGAGTGGCCGATCGCCGGTTCACCGTCATCGGACTAACGGAGTGGATATGACCGCGCCGAGACGTCGCCCTGGATTCGATCCGGGCGGCTGGGAGTCGGGTGGATGGCCGATCTACGGCCACAAGCGCTACCGACTCTGGGTTCCTCCTGGAACGAGCCTCAACACCCGATGGGGAATCCTGATTCGAGAGGACGTCAGCGCGCGGGGACAGCTGGCGATCCTGAACGCGATTCCGCTGTTTGACTTGAACAGCTCGGGCCACATCGTGATGTATCGGCGTCAGGCATGACGCCCGAGGAGGAGGCCTGGCTCGAATCGCTGCCCCGAGTGACTCTCGATCAACGCATCTATTACTGGGAATGGCGTCACGAGCTGGAGCGACCGAGGCCCTCCGAGAGGGTGCGACCGTACGTCGTGTGGCGTAAGGAAGAGCACATTGTGGGCTGGTTCGAGGAATGATATACTGGGGTATAGAGAGGGAAGGGACCCCAAGATGAGGATCTGCACAGTGAACGTGGCCGGGTCGGTCTGCGGCCAGGAGGTCGCAGGCGAGATTCACTGGGAGGGCGAGGACTACACCGACGAGGCGTGCGCGAGCCACCTGTACCTGTTCGAGAAGATTGCGGGCCACGCCGTGACGCGCTACCCGACCTGCGCCATCGAGGTGCTCGACCCGTACAGCCGCGTCGACCTGGTCGCCTGTGGCGAGGTGGCCAAGACCAAGGCGCAGTGGGACGAGCGAGGGGCGATCTGGATCTGCTCCGGTCACCTCATGGTGCTGGCGGAGGCTAACTGATGAGCACATTCTGGGCCAGTTTCCTCATCGGCCTGGCGGTCGGTCTGGCCCTGGCCTACTGCACCAATCCGCTGGAGCTATTCCGCGCTCCACGGCGCAGGCCACACGTCCATCGGGGCGATAGCTGGGACGGGCACTACGAGCACTGTCGATGCGGTGCCTCGGCCGGAGATCGAGTCGGCAGCCACGGGCTGCGCTGCGTCCAATTCGAGGAGTGGGGCCAGTGACGGTGGCGGAGCTGCGCAAGATCCTGGAGACTGCGCCCGACGACGCGGACGTCGTGTTTGGTGAGACCGGATACGACGTCGAGTACGCCTACACCGCGATGCACTGGATCGGCATCGCCACCCCCACACCGCGTCAGGTACCGGTGCTGAAACTGGAGGGACTGAGCACATGAAGAACCTCGCGATCGAGATTCCGCGCATCCCACCCCAGGTGTGGTTCTGGTTTCGACAGGTGCTGGTCGTGCTCGGCGCGGCGCTGGGCATCGCCGGACTGATCTGGCTGATCGGGGCGATCCACATGAACGCCGGGTCGTGGCTTGGGGTGTTCGGGCTGCTGATCTCGATGGTGATGCTGATTGAGGGGTTCCTCCCATGAGCGCGCCCGAGCCCCAGCCGGTCGAGTGGCGACCGGGGGATCCGCCAATCCTGGTGTTTGCGGGAAGCTACGCCCAAGCCGAGTACTGGGCGCACTACGTCGCCAAGCTGCCGAACAGTCGACAGGCGTTCCGCTACATGCGCTACGCTCATGATCTGCGTGGGTATCGCGGGAACAGGGCCGTAATGGTCGGCTCGTTCTGGCATCGGAAGGGCGACGAGATCAGCGACATGCTGGATTACGCCAAGCTGATGAATCTGACCTGGCTCCCCGACTACGACGTCCGCTAAGCCTCCCGCACCGGACCCCCAACCAATGGTTGGGGGTTCGACTTTTTTAGGCCATCGCGCCAGCCCTGGCAGGCCATGCGATTTGGGGGCGCACTTGCGCCGCTGCCAACCCGTCTGGTAGACTGGGTCTCGTGTCCGAGTACCCGAGCCGCGAACTGGAAATGCTCGACCAGATCGCCAAGGATCGCGAAGCGCTCGAACTACGCTTGCGACACATGGGTTACCAGGATATTGCTGATATCCAGGGCGTTACCGTCCCTACCGTCCGGAAGCGCATCAGGCGCGCGATCCAGGCCGGAATCCCCAAGGAGACGCGTGATCAGGCACGGACCCTTGAAGTCACCCGGATCGACCGTCTCCAGCGCTTTAATGAACTGGTTATTCAGTCGGCCGCCACGACACTCGCTGAGAAGCTCGCAGCCCAACAGGCTTGGTTGGCTGCTTCAAAGGTACGAGCTGCCCTCCTCGGTCTCAACATGCCAGCTGAGCTGGAAGTCAAGTACTCCGGCGCACTGGACCATGAGATCGAGGCTCTGATGGTCGAGATGGGCGGTCAACCCGCCGTGATAGACGGCGAGGTAGTCGACGCCGATGACTGACCCGCCCCGCAATTGGCGCCAAGGCTACGGTCCTGGCGACGGCGAGTGGCGGGCTTGGGAGCCGGAGCGCAAGCAGCATTTGCGCGACCGGCTGGCTCAGGAGATCGAGAAGCGGCGCACGATGTGGCGCTGCGACATGCCGTTCTGCGATGGGCGACCCCATGAGGGGTGGGTCGCGCCGCACGCGCGGTATACACAGCTTGCCCCGCCCGACACCCCCAGAACTGTGCGTGATCCGCGTCAGGCCGCGCCGGTACAAGTCACACTTCCATGGTTGGAGTGGCTGATCATGGCGGGTCGAGGGTGGGGCAAGACCCGTACTGGAGCCGAGTTCATTCGTGAGCAGGTGACGAAGCTAGGCCCACCGGGTCGAATCGCGCTCATCGGGCGTACGGCGGCCGATGTGCGTGATGTCATGATCCTAGGCGAGTCGGGATTGCTGTCGGTATTCCCCGCTTGGGAGCGACCGGTTCACTACCCGAGTAAGCGTGCCGTGCACTTCAAGAATGGCGCGGTTGCGTTCTGCTACAGCTCGGATGAGCCAGACCAGCTCCGAGGCCCGCAGCATCACGCGGCCTGGATCGACGAGATGGCGACTTTCAACCATCTTGAGGACGTGTTCACCAACTACCGGCTTGGTCTGCGGCTGGGCTCGGACCCCCGTTGCGTGATCACGACCACCCCACGCCCTCGGCCGGAGATCCGGGAGCTGAGGTACTCACCGACCACAGTCATCACCAGTGGCCGGACGTATGATAATCTCCACAATCTGGCTCCTGTCTTCCAAGAGACGGTCCTGCGCAAGTACGAGGGCTCGCGACTTGGAAGGCAGGAGCTGGAGGGCGAGCTCCTCGAAGATGTTGAGGGCGCGCTTTGGACTAACGATCTCATTGAAGAGCACCGGGCCGACATCAAGATGGTCGAGCCGTTCATGTCTCAGATGGAGATCGTGGTCGCGATTGACCCAGCAGTGACCTACGGCGGCGACGAGACTGGCATTATCGTCGCAGCCAGGCTTGACCACGAGGGATTCGTCCTCGCGGACATGTCGGGTCACTACACCCCGCACGGATGGGCTCAAGCTGCGATCCAGGCGGCAGCCGCCTGGGGCGCAAGCTACATTGTCGCCGAGACGAACAACGGCGGCGAGATGGTCCGCACTACTCTAGAATCCGAGCGTCTGCCGCAAGGAGTGAGATTCAGACCCGTCACCGCGAGCCGAGGTAAACGACTGCGAGCCGAGCCGGTGAGCACCCTGTACGAACAGGGACTCGTTCACCACGTCGGGATCCACCACACGCTGGAGGATCAAATGACGACGTGGACACCAGCCGACCGCTTGTCCCCCGACCGCCTCGATGCGCTGGTATGGGCCATTTCTCACCTATTCTTCCGGAGGCGCGGGATGGCGGATGTCGCGTAGCACAAGCTCCCCGATTGAGCCCGGGGGAGGCTGGGTCGGCGCGCTAAAAGGCGCGGCTAGCCTGCTGGCAGACCAGGCTTCTCGTAGTCTGGCGCGTCGATCCATGCCTGGGACAGAGTTCCCTTACGGTGGTTCATTCCACGTCGCGGGGACTGACACGATATACGTGACAATGGGTCCAGATGGCCTGTACCAGTGGTATCAGGACGGCCAAACTGGATGGCGAAACAGCGCGGTTGCTTACCGCTGTATTGTCGCGATCGCCACGAACGCTGCTACCTGCCCACTCGAAATCCTGAACGAAAACGGGGAGGTGATCCCCGATGAGGTGGCTGATCTCTGGAACCACGCTCCCAACAGTTACATGTCCGCCAGAGTTCTACGCGAGATCAGCTGGCTCCGACTAGAAACGCAGGGCCAGTGCTTCATCTACATGGACAGGGGCGACTCGGGACAGGGACCGGTCGCCTCGATCCATGTTTTGGACCAGAGCTGGGCGATCGAGCCCGTCATCGACAACACCGGACCGGAAGACACCCAGACACTGATTGGGTACCATGTCCACGGATCCAGCGGGCGAACGGGTTTCCTTCTACCTGAGGAAATGCTCTGGCTGCGGTACCCGGATCCTGATGACATCTGGGCCGCTTTGCCGCCGCTGCGAGCGGCTCGATTTGCGCTTGAACTGGACGATTATGCGCGTCGTTACCAGTCCGCGACTTTGCAGCGTGGAGGAACCCCAGGTGGAGTCGTATATCTCGGCGACGTGGACGAGGGCACGCACAAGCAGGTCCGCGCGGATCTAGCCGCGCGACACGAATCGCCCGAGAATGCCGGGCGGCATCTGATCCTTAGTGGGCCAGTTCCCGCTAAGTACGAACGCATCGGTCTAACGAGTGAGGAGGTTTCGTATCTCGACACCCGGGTGCGCACTGCCGAAGAAGTGATGTTGGCCTTCGGCGTTCCCCGCGATTACCTGATGGGTGGCACGACGTACGAAAACCGAGCGGCTGCGCGAGCCACACTCTGGTCCGACACCATTGTTCCCAAGCTCCAGGTCGTCGCTTCTGAAATCGACCTACAAACGGTGCCGGACCCGCGACAGACCGCCGAATTCAATACCGGGGAGGTGGAAGCACTCCAGGAGTCGGAAGACCAGCGGGTTACTCGGACAGTGTCCCTGGTCGAAGCCGACATCTTGACGATTGACGAGGCACGTGCCGAAGTTGGACACGAACCGTTGCCGGGGGGCCTGGGCGCGCTCACCCTGACACTGTACCGCACACGCGCTCAGGCTCCACCCGTCCGAAACGGGAATGGCCACGTCCTCCCAATCCTGGACCCGATTGGATCTGCCACGTGACTAAGCTACTAGTCATACCCGCTCTTCCGCTTGAAGCGGACCGAACCGGCCATGCGATTCTGCTGCGTGAGGGTCCGCTGGACGGACAGACCGGCGAGCATATTGGGACTCTGCCCCCCAAGCTCGAACTCAAGATTGGCGTCTACGGTACGTGGACGTACCTGCGTACAGGCGAGATGACCGAAGTGACTGACTTTATCCCGGGCTCTACCACGGCGCGCACCCGCGATGGTCGCGTCTATCAGTGGAATGGTAGAGACCCGAATGGAAATCGTATCTGACGCCTACCGCTATGTAGCGTTCAGCGACCTCACTGTTCGTACCGACCCCGACGGCGACGATCCCCACTTTGAGGGCTGGGCTTGTAGGCACGGCGTGCTCGACGCCTATGGCACGACGTTTCAGGCTGGCTGCTGGTCAGCGGGTGGTCTGGACGGCGAGCCGTACGCGCTGTGTTGGATGCACGACCCCACCGTCCCAGTCGGAGTGTTCCGGGCGGAGGACCAGGCCGAGGGGCTATGGATCCGAGGATGGTGGGACGACACCACTGACGGGCACGATGCCCGCACCAAGGGAAGTTCCGGGTCAGCCCCCGAGCTGTCCGTGGGATTCCGTCAAGCGATCTTCGACGAGGACGAGCCAAACCGGATCGTTGCAGTCAAACTCGTCGAGGTCAGCCAGATCACAGCACGCATGGCCGCTGTGCCTGGATCTCAGTTTACGGCAGCTCGATCGGCCCCTGCCACCGGTCGTTCCGTCGCCGCAGCGCGGCTGCGATTGAGGACCGTTCAACTAGGAGGACGACCGTGAACCGCCGACCCATCACCGTCGCGCAGACCCTGCGCGCCCGACGTCGCGCCTTTGGCGCCACAGGTTGGCGAACCGCGCCGACCACCGTCGACTACACCCAGTTCACTGACGCCGAGTTGCAGCAGGCTCGGTCCGAGGTGCTCGAAGCGCTGGGAGGCGAGAACGCGACCGACGAGGACGCCGCTCGCGCCGATCAGATCGCAGGCGAGATCGAGCGCCGCAACACTGTCACCGAGGCTACCAACGAGCGCCGTCGTCGCCTGGCCAACACCACGGTCGTCGAGCGCTGGCGCCCGGAGGGTGGTCAGCCGCAGCGCCGAGGTCAGCAGCGCGACGATCCCGCACCCCCGAGCAACCCGATCATCCCGGCCGACTGGCGCGACCAGTTGGCAGCCGGAGCCGAGGCTTACCGCGAACGGGGCATGACCGGTGCGGCCGAGGTGCTGCGCCTCCCCGACGCCACCGATCTCCGCGCACTCGTCACCACGGTAACACTGCCCGGTCAGCCGCAGCGGCTGCCGGGAATCGTGCACCCGCCAGACCAGGTGCTCAAGGTGGCCGACTTGCTCGACCAGCAGACCGCTACCTCGGGTTCGGTCGAGTGGGTCATCGAGACGTCGACCGCACCGCCTGCGGCGGAAGTCGCGGAGGGTTCGGCCAAGCCCGAAGCCGCCATGACGTTCACGGTCGCGAGTGCCGCGTTGGCTACCATCGCGGTGTGGATCCCACTCACGCGTCAGTCGGCCGAGGACAACGCCCAGCTGACCGGGTACATCCAGGGTCGCCTGTCGTTCGCCGTCGAGAAGCGGATCGACACGCAGGTGCTGAACGGTAACGGTACCGCCCCCAACATGCGGGGCATCCTCAACACGGTGGGCATCCAGGAGCAGGACACCACCGACGGGATGCTGATCTCGATCCGCAAGGCGATCACCAAGACTCAGGTCTCGGGGTACAACCCGTCCGGTGTGGTCATGCATCCGGTCGACTGGGAAGCCGTCGAGCTGACCCAGGACTCCACCTCGGGCATGTTCCTCTTCACCAAGGACCCAGCATCCCTCGCGGCGCCTCGCGTTTGGGGCCTTCCGGTCGTGCCCACGGTTGGAATCGCGGCGGGTACCGCGCTGGTCGGTGCGTTCAAGGAAGGCGCCACCCTCTGGCGCAAGCCGGGCGTGCGAATCTTGATGTCGGACAGCCACGTCGACAACTTCATCAAGAACATCCTGGTCCTGCTGGCAGAGACCCGCGCGCAGCTCGCGGTTTACGCGCCGGCCGCCTTCATCAAGGTGTACGACGTTCCGTGAGCAAGTGCCGCTGCTGCGGGATGGGGGTCGGCGACAAGGCCCCCATCCCGCCTAAGCGATACGAGGGACCCGATGAGTTACTGCACGATCGACCAAGCAAAGAGTGCAGGTGCCGTGGGCACCGACACGGAGATCCAGGAAGCGATAGCCAGCGCCCAGACGGTAATCGACTTGTATACCCGGTCAATCTGGGAACCGACGGACACGACGATTCCGGTAGCGGTGAGTAACGGTGTCGGTCGACTTTCGCGTTGGGCAGCGTCTGTCGAGTCAGGATCCTTGGGGTCCGACGGACACACTTGGTACGCGAGCGGCTTGGTTACTGGTGAGGTATTCGTTGCCGGCGATTACGGCACTCGTGAGACTCCACTGGGCGTACAGATGGCTGCAGCGCGTCTGGCGGCGATGTACTCACCGGCTCCGTTTACTGCTCAGGCCGATGACGAGGGCAATCCGGTCGGCCGTCCCCCTGCTCCGACTCAGCAAGACGAGACCGACCCGGCACCCCCGGGTGGGATGAACTACGAGAGGACCACCGGCGACCCCGTCGCCGACGCCTGGCTCGAACCCTACAAGACGAATCGGGTACTAGTCTGATGGCCACCAAGAAGAACAGCGACAACGAGACGACTACCTCATCTGCCGATAAGACGGTCGACGATCACTCCGTCGACCAGTCGGAGGAGGGTGCTGGCGACGACGTCACCGTTACGGTAGGTAGCGACACCACCACGACGGAGGTGGGGGACGTCACAGTGGAGCACTGGGACCACCCCAAAACGCACAAGGGTACGCCTCGTATTGACCGTGGAGATCGAGTGATCAAGTATGCCAGCCCAAGTCACGTGGACGAATCAGAGTGAGTGGGAACGCGCCATCCTCCGTGTATTTCAGCAGTGGGAGGGCCAGTTCCCGCGTAACGCGGCTGATTTGGCAGCCCTGGCCGAGAGAGAGGCCAAGTCGCGTGCGCCCGTACGTACTGGGCGCCTCCGAAACGGAATCAATGGCCGCGTGGAAACGACTAGTGACTCAACGGCCGCGATTCTAGAGAATCATGTGGAGTACGCCGGGTATGTCGAGTTCGGCACCCGCCACTCGCGTGCCCAGCCCCACATGCGACCCGGGTTCGCTGCAGCCGAAGCGGCGTACGCCAAGACTATGGTGAAAGGCTGCGAATGACCACGCCCGTGACCAACGCGACCGTCAGTGGAGCGATCAAGCATCTGATCGAGTCCGCTGGTCTCGGGCTGACCGTATTTCGCGACGTGGCCCCGCCCAAGGCTCCGCTGCCGATGGTCGTAGTGACCGAGGGTGTGGCCTGGCTCCCAGTACCCAATGGAGATACCGACGTCGAGGGCGAGCTGCTCGTCCGCGAACAGGCTCAAGTCGACATCTACCAAGCACTGAGGAACCCTGATGGATCCCGAGCCGAGCGCATCGGCTTGGAAGATAGCGTCTGCCTCCTGCTCCACCGATCCAAGCTGTCGAGCTGGCTCATCGTCTGTTACGGCGTGCGGATCCTGACTCGGTCGTCGCAAGCGGCCGATAACCTACGACGCACCATCGTAACGGTGCAGATCGATCGCCAGCTGGCAGTCCCAGCGCCATAGGAGGCAGAAATGACTCAGCCGACCCCGGTCGCCGATCAGGGTATCACCAAGGTCTACGCCGTACAGCACTGCCAGATTGCCAGCGTGCTCACCGATGCCGTGGGCGCGCTGTGCACCTACGGTGAGTGGTTCGACGTCCCGGGTATCAAGTCGCTGGCGATCACCGGCGACATGGACACCAAGCAGCTACGCGGCGACAACCGACTGATCGACCAGCAGTCCATTATCACCGGTCTGACGGCGGCGATCGAGAACGCCAAGCTGTCGCTGATGAACCTGGCCGTGATGCTGGGCGGTACGGTGAGCGACCGAACCGAGAGCGCCACCGTTCCCTACGAGGGCCAGGGCTGGTCGCTGCTGTCCTCGGCCTTCCCGAAGTCGTTCGGCATGCGAGCGGTCTCCGCAGCGTCCGACGCGCCCGGTGGCGCGGTCGCGTTCGTGATGAGTAAGTGCAGCCTGTCAAGCTTCCCCGAGATCGGCGCGGCCGAGGAGGACTACCAGACGGTTACGGCGGAGATGAACGTCAACCCACCCACAGGTACCTCGCCGTGGCTCGACGTCGTGATCGTTGAAAGCTACAGCCCGCCTGCCGCCTGGACGCCCGAGCCTCCGTTCGCCTAAGGAGAAGATATGACTCGGATTTGGATTATCGTAGCCGTGCTGCTATTCGCCGCCTTCGCGGGCGCGGGTCTGGCGAATGCGGGAGAGGCCAAGGGGCACCTGTTGGTCAGCGTGGACGGGGCCGCCGCTGTGGCCACCCCACCCGGTCAGGTGCGCAAGGTCGTTGCGGCCGAATGCCCGGCCGGAACGGTATTCAGCATTGACGCCATCCGCGCCGCGTTCCCCGCTCCGGTCACAGTGTGCACCGGGGTAGTCGTGACCTCGCAGGTTCCGGCCGAAGTGGAGCCGGTACCCGTCTAGACCCCGGCCGCCGCAACCCGACGCGCCAACCGAATAGAGGTACCGCATGCCCGGTACGAATAATAGCTCTGGCCAGTGGATCACAATCGGAGATGATAAACACGAGCTGGTCTACTCCATGCTCAGCCTGGAGAAGATCGAGCTACAGTTTGGCTCCGTCACGGAGATGCAGAATTTGATCACAGACGACCACGGCCAGGTGATGCTCGACCGGCCGGTCGTCAAGATGCTGATCGACATCATCCATGCCGGGTTGCTACACATCTTCGCTGATAACAATGAGGGACGGCGCGCTGTTGCCATGGCGCTCCGTCCCTCTCAGCTTGAGGAGGTTGTGGAGGCCTTCACTCGCGCGTTCACCGACGCGTTCGGCGAGCTGGGTGAAAAGGCGATGGCGGGGGAAGCAACGGGTCTGGTGGCCAATCGGGCGGACCGCCGGGCCGAATCCCCTTCGCCCAATGGTACTACATCGCTGTCGTCATCCTCGGTCGTACGCAAGAAGAGTGGCAAGAAATGACGCCGCGTCAGCTTCTCGCACTAACCGACATGCACCGGGAGTTTACCTCGCCCGAGGCTCCCCCCGAGCCGCAACCGAAAGCGCCTGCCAACCAAGGATCTGCCGGATGGCTGATGGCCCTGTCTCAGGGTCTGGAGCGATCCCGACCTCCATCGAGGGTAGGATAGCATGGCCCTGTTGCCCGATCTAGTCGGTCGCATCCGGCTAGATATGTCCGAGCTAGATCGAGCGCGCGGTGAGGCTACCTCACGCGGCGCGGCGATCGGCTCGGCGCTGGGCAGCGCGGTGGGCTCACTCGCAGGCGGTCTCTTGGCCGCAGCGGGACAGAAGGTATTGGAGTTCGTATCCGGCTCGGTGGACGCGTTCGCCCGGCTGGAGGATGCGACCAGTGTCACGCAAGTCAAGTTCGGTGAAGCGGGCGCCTCGGTGCAGCGATTCGCCGATACAGCGGCGACGTCGTTCGGCCTGAGCAAGTCGGCTGCGCTCGAAGCTAGCAACACCTTCGGCACGTTCGGCAAGGCGGTTGGTCTAACTGGCCAGCCGTTGGCCGACTTCTCTACCCAGATGACTGGCCTGGCCGGAGACATGGCCTCATTTGCGGGGACCACTCCGGACGAGGCCGTGACCGCACTGGGCGCGGCGTTCCGTGGGGAGTACGACCCGATCGAGCGCTTCGGCGTCCTGATCAATAAAGAGGCAGTCAACCAGAAGGCCCTGCAGATGGGGCTGGCGGCAACCAGCTCCGAAATCACCAAGGGCGACGAGATCATCGCCACCCGCGCTCTGATCATGGAGCAGACGGGGCAGGCGCAGGGCGACTTCGCTCGCACATCGGATAGCGTCGCCAACTCGCAGAAGCGGATGGCGGCCGAGACAGAGAACGCCCAAGCCGCACTCGGCGAGAAACTAGCCCCAGCATTCCTGGCCATGCTGACCGTGCTCAACCAAGCGGTCACCGGCGTGACGGGGTTCCTGGATGTGGTGGGCCGAATCGCTGGGGTAGTGTACCAGTGGCGCGACGCCGTTACCGCCGTCCTGGTTGTGATCGGGATCCTGAACGCCCAGACCATTGCGTTCAACGTGGCGGCTGCGATCACCTTGGCTCGGATTATTGCGGTGAACGCGGCAACCCAGGCATGGACGGCCATCCAATGGTTGCTCAACGCCGCACTCACGGCGAACCCGATTGGCCTGGTCATCGCGGCAGTCGCCGCGCTGGTAGCCGGAATCGTTATCGCCTACAACCACAGCGAGACATTCCGCAACGCGGTAGACGCGCTGTTCGCCAAGCTTAAGGAGTTCGTCGACTGGTGCGGTCCGGCGATCGAGCAATGGGCGTCCAAGGTCGCCACCTCGTTCGGCCAGGCTGTGACCGACGTCACCAACTTTGGTACCGCAGTGGGCAACTGGGGCACCAAGATGAAGACCTCGTTCACGCAGGCGTACCAGGACGTCGAGGGCTTCGGCGCGCACGTCAATAGGTCGCTGAGCGACACCGGCAACGACATGACCCGCTTCGGCGACACGGTCAATGCCCTACCTCCTAAGGTCGCGGCAGCACTGTCCCGATTCGCGCAAATGCTGTGGGATTCCCTGGTCGTCGGGTGGAACCGCGCTCGCGACGAGTCGGTGCGGCTCATCGGCGTTATCGTTGCCGATGTCCAGGCGCTACCCGGCAAGATTATGGCCGCGCTACAGGCTCTGCCCGGTCAGATGGTCAATATGGGCCGGGACATCATGAACGGCCTGCTCAATGGGCTACAGCAGCTCGGCCCCCAAATCGTGTCCTATCTCACCAACCTGATCCCGGAACCGGTGCGTAACGCGCTCAACATCCACTCTCCGTCGGGTGTGTTCCGTGAGATCGGCCAGAACATCATGCAGGGCCTCCAAAAGGGCCTCGACGATCTGCTACCACAGCTTCGGTCCAAGCTCGACCAAATCATCACCATGGTCAAGCAGGGTGGCCAAGCAGCGGGCTCGCTCGATATCATGGGCCAGAAGATCAACTACAACGTGTCGGGTTCTGCCGCTAAGGGTGTTCAGGGCAGCGCGACCATCGGCGGACAGCAGGTGTCCGGAAGCATCAGCCCCACGGGCCAGATTCAGGCCCAGGGCTTCGGGCAAAGCTTCAACATCGACGCCCGCAGCTTCGGCACCCAGCTCAACGCCAACGACGTTGTCAATCAGATCCTATGGAAGGCCAAGGCTGGCGGTCTGGTACCCGCCTAGGAGGAGACATGAACCCACTTCACATCGTGTTGCTGATCCTAGCGTTCTTGCTAGCTGCGGGTGCGTCGTTCGTGGCGTCTCGACCGGATCCAATCGTTCGTTACGCATTGGTGCTGCTATCGGCTGGGATCGCGGTGTGGTTCCTCGACCTGGTGCTAACTGCGGCGAGGGTGTATTAGTGCATGAGAAGCACACAGCAGGGCCAGTGGCGTAACCTATTCTTCGGGCCGGGCACCGCGTATCCTGTCACGGATATCACCGGCATCGACGACATGGCGCCGATTCGGACGTCGGACCTCGACCGGCCGCAGATGGATGGTACCTGGACTGGCACTGATCAAGTCGATGCGCGCACCATCGTAATGTCGCTCGGAATCCAGGGCTCGTCTCCGACCGATCTGGAGGCGAAGCGCAAGGCGATTCTATATCAGATGAGCCCCTCGCGCCGCACTACCGAACGGCTTATCCTGACGGACGGGAGGCAGGTCTATGGTAAGCTTCGGCGGTCGGCTATGCCGAGTGATATGGGGGCTGACTGGCGACTGGGCGAGATTCATCTGGAGTTCTATTGCCCGGACCCCAAGGTCTACACCGGGGATCTCCAGTCCGTCACGCTGATTGCGGGTGCGGGTCGGCTCACGGGCCGAACCTACAAGCGCGGCTACACCCTGACGTCCGGCGCCCCGAACTACGTCGCGCCCAAGGGCTGGCAATACCCACCCGCAAGCCAGGTCGTGTCTGAGGGACAGCTCACCAACACGGGCAACGTCGCTGCACCATGCGATTGCATACTGCAGGGTGTGCTGCTTAATCCACGCATCGAAGTGGTGGGTATTAGTCAGTTCCAGCTGACCGTGTCGCTGGGACCGTCTGACGTGCTCCAGGTGACCCGCGACTTCCACCTGCTACTTAACGGGGTGGAGCGGCGCGATCTACTCGGGCCGGGTGCCCAGTGGCCAGCGATTCCGCCCGGCACATGGACCATCCGCCTATTCGCGCAGTCCGGGACGGGCAACTGTCGAGTGACTACCCAATCGGCGAATCTATGACGGGACCGAACGAAGGCATCGATACCACATTGATTGTGCGGAGCATGCAAACCCGCGCGATCATCGCCACCCTACCCTGGTCGACTCTCAGCTATGAGGCGCGAATCAACAGCGCGGGTCAGATGTCCGCCACCATTCCCATCACAGAAGGCGGAATGACGGACATCCTACTTCCGGGCCGGGTGATGATCGGGGTGTTGCGCGGATCGATGCCTGCGTGGAGCGGCATCCTCTGGAAGCGCCAAATGAATCCGTCCGGCACAATGACCATCGGCTGCGAGGAGGTCCTCAGCTACTGGGACCGGAGGCGCATCCGCCAGACGATCATTTTCAACCAGATCGATCAGGCGATGATTTTGTCGACGCTGTTCACGCTGCCGCAACAGGATGCCTACGGTAACCTAGGTGTGACTATGGTCGGCAACGTGACTACGGGCGTACGCCGGGATCGCTCCTATTATGGTTACGACCGCAAGAGCTACGGTGAAATGATCCGCGCGCTATGCGGGGTCATCGACGGGCCAGACATTAAGAACGATCCCGTGTTTGTTAACGGGGTGTGGTCCGACCAGATGCGGGTCGGCTACCCTCGGCTCGGGCGCACCCTTGACCAAGGCCACATCACGTTCATCGTCGGCGTGAACTGCCAGATCGAGTACTGGCAGGAGGACGCAGCCGCTGCAACCACCGTGATCGACTGTCTGGGCACCAACTCGTCCGATGCAACCAACCCGCTGATCTCCACCTACGAAGCTAGATTCATGTATGGTGCAGGTTGGATGCGGATGGAGGACGCGCTCAGCTTCACAGACGTATCGGTCCAAGCGACCCTCAACGAGAAGGCAAAAGCCGAGCAAGCGGCCCGATCAGGGGTCATCCTGACCATCACCATCAGCGTGCCCGACGCCGATGAGGATCCGGTGTTGGGCTCGTATGGTGTGGGCGACGACTGTCGGCTGATTGTGCCGCCCAGCCCAGCCTTTGTCGAGGGCTACGACATCCAGGTACGCATCGCCTCCATTGCGGTTGACGCAGGCCAGCGGGACGAAGTCAAGGTACAGATGGTACCCGCTCTGATTGACGGAACGGTGATTATTCCGATATGACCCGCGTAGCGCGCACGGTGGACCTATCCGAGTGGCTGACCCGGACCGAGGAGCGGTTATCCACGGCCGAACGTCGCCTTGCCGCAGCTCAGCGTCCCGCCCAGGGCACAACCGCACTGGTCTACGGGCCAAATCTGCTACCCAACCCGGGCTACGAGGACAAGCGCGTAGACGGTTGGGCGTTCCCGGAGAAGGGCATTCTGGTTACCGGCCCCGATGCAATCTCCGGCATCTGGTCTTATCAGATGAGCCACGCGGCCTCCACACCGGTCGTTAACCGAGAGAAACGATCCTTCGACATCACCCCGTACGCCTGGCGCAACTACAAGGGCGACAATACCTTCAAGCCAGCGCTCGGCTCCGATGGCGTCGACCACGCGTTCCAGGGTCAGTTTGACGCGGTAGACGGCAACACCCGCTCCTATCTGTGGTGGGATCCGGCTGGGTTCGCTGACGCGGTAAACTCCATCGCGGGCGACTGGATCTCGTTTGACCTGCTAATCTTCTGGGAACACTGGTTCTGGTCCGAGGGTGGCACCTCCGTCATCGGTGCGCACACTGTGGCCACACCCCCGGCCTCAGGCGCGGTTGGGCCGCTAACCAACTCATTCCCCGACCTAGTCCGCTTCACCTGGCCAGGCCGCTATTTGATGGGCTCCTGCAACCTGATCAATATCGGCGGCATTGCCGACCGGATCCGGGACGGCACGTTCCGAGGGCTGGAGTTCGGGCCCGGTCCGACCACTAACCCGACTTACTACGGCTACGCTCGACCTTACGACGCTCGATTGCGTTGCACTTATTGGAAGACCGTCAGCATCACGCAGGTTGGGCTGTCATCCGAGGTTAGGTCATACGGCATGGGCGTGTCGGGCGGCAACGTCAAGTGGAACGCGCAGGTGACCACCAAGTGCACCGTCCCGGCAGTGGCCAAGCTCGGCGTCTGGTGGCGCAACGCAGGTGGCACCATCACTGACGTCGACGTCGCTACTGTGAACCTGGGCGCGAACGCGACGACTCCGCTTAGTGCGACCACCCCCGCCGCATTCTCCGACGCCGCAGTGGACCTCGGGGTCTACTTAAAGATCACGGGCGCCCCACCGTCGGACGGATCGGGTACTACCATCCCGTGGAACTACATCGTAGACGACTGGACGCTCCGACAGCAGATCGCAGGATGAGACCATGACACTAAAGTGCCTATACTTGCAGTCGGGAGCCTACAACGCGCTCGACGACCGGCTCGAAACTGGGCTGATGCTCGACTACTCAACCGACCCTCTATCCGGAGTTGGACGCATCGTCAGTGGTATGATGGTCTCGCAGCAGGCCACGCCCAACATGACCGTTCAAGTCTCCCCCGGCCGCGCAATCTGCCCGACTCCGGCTTCGGACGGTGGCGCCTACGCGATCATGAGCGACGCAGTCGTCAACGTGACGGTTAACCCAGTGTCGACACTACCGCGCACTGACTTAATCTTGATGGCCGTAGATGACGCCGACTATTCCGGCTCCCTCTATGGAGCCAAAATCTACGCTCTGGCTGGAACACCAGCAGCCTCGCCTGTTGCTCCGGCTCAACCAGCGGGTACACTGCTACTGGCCACACTGAACCTTCTCGCCAACGCGACATCAGTCGTGCAGTCGGCGATTGCTCGAAACCTGTGGACCAGCCACGAAGCTGAATACTACAACGGTGGGGTTCAGACGCTGACCCCAAGCGGTGACCGACCGCTGAGCTTCCCGACAGCGATGGCTACCACGCCGGATGTTACCAAGGGTATCGCCACGGGCGGGTCGACGCCAGATGCCAAGTTCACGCTAAACCGCGACGGGATCTGGGCGATAGATGCCGGGTTCCGACTCAACGGCATGCAGGACGGTTACTCGGCGGGGATCTGGCTTGGCCTGGACAACACCGCAGCGTTCCGGTTGGCTGGGGCGTTCAACACCAACGCGGTGTTGGCCAACACCGTCTCTGCATCCGGCGGCCCGACCGGCCCCACCCAGGAATGGTCTATTGCCTGCGTCCGCCGATTCGGTATCGGGACAGCGCTCAACGTCTACGCTTGGCACAACTCACAAGGCAACAAAAACTCAGAGCCACTCGGCCAAACGATTCACTTCCGGGCAACCTGGCTGCGGTTCTAGGAGACTATCATGAGCGAACCTTTCTACCTCGGAGCCTTCAGTAGTGACGGCTTTGCGTGGATGGAGTGGGACGGCAGCAACGAGGACGCAATCGCCGAGTGGCTCAACGCCCAACCCGTCCCCAATCTCCCCAACACGTGGACGTACACCATCGACGACGGAATTCTCGTATTTACCGGAGAGCCCTACGCCGGTCAGCAACCGCCCGCGTCAGTTGGTGATATGGTGTCGCTCATGGTCTACGCCCACGGGTCCAGCGTCGGTGTCATGCCAGCCGAAGCGGCAACGCGGTACTGGCGCACCCCCGATCCGACTGGACGACCCATCGAGTTAGAAGACATACAAGGGAGCTCCCCCGATGCCGATGTGGAATGATCTCGACCGAGCAGTGGCCGCGTCCGGCCTGGTTGTCAAAGTCGGATACAGCGGCTGGAAGACCTACGGCCACGGAACCCCCGGGCCGGTGGAGGGAGTAGTTTGTCACCACACAGCGGGTCCCCCGACGGGCGACACCCCCAGTCTCAATACCTGCGTCTACGGGCGCAGCGATCTGCCTGGACCGCTCTGCAACCTATTCCTCTCGCGCAGCGGGCAAGTCTACCTGGTAGCGGCTGGAATCGGTTACCACGCTGGGAACACCGTGGTTCCGTGGGGCGACAACAACTCCGGCATCGGCATCGAAGCCGAAGCAACCGGCGTCGACCCCTGGCCTAAGGCTCAATACGACGCGTATGCCGCGCTGTGCAAGTCACTACAGGATTATTACCGACTCCCAGGCGCGCACGTCGCCGGACACAAGGAGGTCTGTTCGCCCCCGGGTCGAAAGATCGACCCCAACTTCGATATGAACGCATTCCGCACCGCCGTCAGTAAGGGAGGTGGGGTTCCTCCCGCTCCCCAGGCCCCAGCCGACTTCGCAGATGATGAGGAAAACCAGATGCTGATCTTCTTCGACACAATCACCACCAATCCCGGCAGTGCAGCTATCCCCGAGGTGCCGCCCAACCCGGGCGATCCCGACGCCGAGCCGCCCGTTCCGCCGACCCCCGGGTCTCCGGGCAAGCCCGCTGTTCCGCCCAGCTACCGCTACGACTTCCACGGCCAGCGCACCTGCGAGGCCGGGGGCGGCTCGAACATCGCCCAGTCGGCGTGGGCCTGCTTCTCCACGGCATGGGGTAGCTGCCAGGTGTACATCGCGGCCAACGACGGCAAGGGTCGGACCTGGAACCTGCTCGGCGCACCGGGCAAGCCTGCCGGGGTCAAGAACAACAGCCAAATCCCCTTCCCTCTCCCGGCTGGCGCACGAATGGTGACGATCGAGGGGAACCGCGATAACCCCGGCACGGTTATCGCTTGCGATGTCTACAACCTACGTTGAACGCTGCGTAATCGAGAGTGGGAGAAGTATTCCACGTGAGTGCGACACACCTCGCACTTACATTCACCTTCCCCCATCCGAAGCCGTCACGCTGCTTTCCGCTTTCGGAGTCGCGACGGTCGTCTGCCTGGCACTATTTGTAGCGGTGTGGTACCTGGCTCGCTGAGGCGTACATGGGACGCGGAATATATGTTATCTGCCTGACGGTGATAGCCCTGACTGCGATGAGCTTGCTCGCCAATCCAGTCGTAGTCAGTGATCCAGTCGCCCTTTACAGCTGCCTTACGATCGCGGCGACGTGTGTCGGCCTGCTGGCTGGCGGGCACATCAACTTGCAGATCGTCCGCACGAAGCACGAGCTCCCAAAAGAAAACCATGATGGAGACCAAAAATAGTCCCATCGTCAACATGCCGAGGATGCCTCCAGCCAGCCCGGATAGCGCGACGACGCTCCCCACCAACAGCGCGAGGAACATCCCGACGAGCGAGCCGACCAGGATGAAAAACCCTTTGACGTGACCGCGTCGGTCGGCGCTGTGCCTACCCACGTCGGAACTGCGGGCATTCGTCGCAGTCAACGCATTCGGTTCCCGCACGATAGTGTTCGTGAGCGTCTCGTCCGTGACCGCACACGCAATACGGACCCTGCCGCCAGTGCAAATATCGGCCGACAGCTATCGCCAGTCCGAACATGCACGCCAACCCGATGAAGATATACCCTACTACACCTACAGACATGCCAGCCCTCCATTCGAGTGAGCCTCGTTTGGCAGACTGGCAGACTGCGTCGGTGTTACTTGGCGTCGCCGCCGTCGTACACCCAGACCACGCCACCGTGCGTGGAGAACTTTTGGCCATCCGTGAGCGTGAGGTTGCTCGGACCGTCGATGTTGATTACCTTGACGATCTGGCCGTCCGGCCCGTAGACGGTCGCGTAGGCCACCGATCCGTCTGGGTGGGTACCGTCGGTGTGGTAGTGACCCGTGGGGATGTTACCCGGAGTGTGACCCACCTCGTAGTCGTTGCCGTCCGTGACGCCCGGAACCGCGATGACCTTGGGCTCCTCCGGTGCGGCCTGAACGGGAGCGACAGCCGGAGGCTGCGCGAGGACCGTACCGGGCGACGACGTCGCGGCAGTCGGAGTGGGCGATGAGTTGAAGCCGCCGATCGCCAGGCCGATGATGAACATCACGGCTCCAACGATCACGTAGGACCAGATCGGTCCGCGCTCGCGTGCGGCTGTTTGGGGAGCTACCTGCGTGTGCTGTCCCATTTCGTTTTCCATTCGGGGATTCCCTTCCCTCGGTGTGTAATACAATTATATCACATCCAACACACTCCCCTCAATGTGTGGCTTGCCACTCCCGTCAAATGCCACGGCCAGCCAGTGGCGGCGCGCGTGTTTGAAAAAGTGTGGC